ATGTTTACGATTCAATTCAAGGGAAATGGGTTAAACAATATTTTTAAAATAAATTATGATTACATTATGGTTTCCAAAGGCGATTTACTTTCAACCCAATATTTTAAATGATAACCTAGATTTGTATGAGAGAGAAATAAAGAATGCTCTCTCTGAAATAGGATCATTGCGAGATGGTGCAAAGAACGTCAACTCCACGCATAGATTAAAACCAAATTTATTTGAAGTTTGTAATCTAGATGAATTGAGAAGAGAATTTTTTGATCGATCAAAATATTTTCTAAATGAACTTGGATATAAGAATACACAGTCTCTTCATTTCGACAATTGTTGGGCGAACATTAGTTATCCAGGAGATTATATCTTCCCACATAATCATAACGGGTCTATGATTTCTGGAGTTTATTATGTAAAGTCTTCTCTGCATGAAAAGATTAAATTTTTTAATTCACCAACAATGCATTCAGACCCAGATGTTTGGAATGATTTAAATCATCAGCATTGCGAGTATACTTGTATTCCAGGATCAATGTTGATTTTCATGAGTGATCTTATGCATGGAACCGAAAAGCAACACTGCGAAGAAAAAATATCAATATCATTTAACATGTCATTATGAGTGAATTTCCCATTTTAAATCAAACTCCAAATTTTATTTCTGGTTGGTTCATTGACGAGAAAGTATGCGATGATCTTATTTCTTTCTTTGAAGAATCTCAAGACAAAAAACCAGGAAAGGTGGGAAGTGGTGTAAATGAAGACTTCAAAGTTTCTACCGATGTAACAGTAGTTCCAAGAAATCCAGACATAAGAATACAAAAATACCTAGAAGAACTAGGAAAGGTGTGTGATAGTTATACAGAAAAATATCATTGGTGCTCAACAAACCATGCTAGGTGGGGTCTGAATACAAATTTCAATATACAAAGATACTTGCCAGGGGAAGGATTTCATGGGTGGCATTCCGAAAGAGGGACTTACAAAGATCTGATATCAACACGTTTCCTGGTGTTTATGACTTATCTAAATACAGTTACGGATGGTGGTGAAACGGAATGGTTTTATCAGCAGACCAGAATTCAACCAAGAAAAGGTTTGACCTTATTCTGGCCAACTGATTGGACACATACTCATAGAGGTGTCACATCAAAAACTCAAACAAAGTATATTGCAACAGGATGGTATACTTTTAAAATAGAAGACTTTGATTATACATCTTATAATGGAGGATAAATGAACTTAAAGTATAATTATTGGTATTTTAAAGAGGCAATTAGTCCAGAAATCTGTGATAGGATTATATCTATTGGAAACTCACAAACGTTAAATTACGGTGAGATTAATAGGGAATCTAGTAAAGGCATTGAAGACTATTCCGAAGAAGATTATGAACATCTTCTCAAAACAAGAAATTCACATATTGCTTGGTTGGATATTCCGTGGATTTACAATATCCTAAAACCGTATATTCAAAGAGCCAATAAAATGGCAGGATGGAATTTTCAATGGGATTATACAGAGCAATTACAATTCACTACTTATAATGAGGGTCAGTTTTATGACTGGCATCCAGACCAACATCATTACACATATTCGAATGATGATGAGAATGTTCAGATGCGTGGTAAATATAGAAAATTATCAAGCACACTACTTTTAAATGATCCTCAAGACTATGAGGGTGGTGAGTTAGAATTTCATTTCAGTAGGAATAAATCATGCATAGCTAAAGAGTTGGACAAAAAAGGATCTTTAGTTGTTTTTCCATCTTTTGTATATCATAGAGTAAGACCTGTTACAAGTGGAACTCGACATTCTTTAGTTAGTTGGAATATTGGAGAACCTTTTAGATGATCTATATTTCACATAACGATCTAGATCAAAAATTTATAGTTGATAGTATAAATTTTTTTAAAGAAAATATTATACACACCTATGTTTGGGACGAGACAAGGGTCCTCGGATTGAATAGATATGGATTTAATGAAGTCAATCCACCAGAAATTTATTTCAAAATACTAGATCTAGTAAAGTTAATAAAATCAAATGTTGATGGAGATGAAAGATTTTTAGATTTGCAAGAAGTCGAAATTGTTAAGTATCCATGTGGAGCTCATAAAAATTTCCATTACGACAAAGCAAGAAAAACTACTACTGGCGCATCAATAACTTACATTAATGACGGTTAGATTGGGGGCAACACAATAATCGAAGGCGTGGATGTACAACCAATATCTGGTAGAACAGTTTATTTTGACGGAAGAAAATACAGACATGCTGTATCAAACGTTATAAAAGGCGATAGATATACGTTATCAATGTGGTATGGAAAAGATAAAACCATGCCAATCAACAAAGAATTTTTGGAGATTTGAAATGATTGAAGTAAAGGACAATTTTATGGAAAAGGAACTCTTCCATAAAGTAAAAGAATCTATTATTTCATCTCAGGCTATGGGATGGTTTTTAGAGACAAATATTTCTGGAGAAGGCGAAGAAGAAAACTGCTATTTTACACATCTTTTCTTTTCAGATTATTCTAGAAGAAGTGAAAATTTTTCGTTAGCAGTTGAACCTCTCGCTTTTCTTCTTCAAGCAAGATCATTAATTCGTGCTAAAGCAAATCTATATCCAAGAACTGACAAATTGGTTCACCATAAAGATCATATTGATTATGGATTTCCACATAAAGCAGCAGTGTTCTATTTAAACACTAATGATGGGTATACTGTTATTGGGGATAGAAAAATAGAATCCGTAGAAAATCGGGTTGTTATATTTGATCCAACTGTTCTACATCACAGCACTAACTGCACAGATGCTCCTTTCAGGGCGAATATAAACATAAATTATTTCTAATGCATCAACTACTTAGTCCTAGAATGCTATATGAATTTCCAGAATATCTGGATGATTTAAATACTATTCCTCTTATAGAAGATTTGATCAAATCTATAAGTAAAGTCTTTTCCGAAGAGTTTTCGATTTTGTGTGAGTTAGATTACCACGAAGAAATTTTTTCAAAAGAAGTTTCTTCATATGGTAAATTTATTTCTTGTTTATGTTTAGATACTGGAACTTTATATCATTATTGTTTAGATGTAAAGAGACATCAAAATGGATTTGATTTAATTCCAAAGTCAAAATATTTTAATCATGCTTTAGTTTTTAGATGGAAATCTGTTATGGAAATAGATAATGCAAAATTTTATTTTTGAGAGGATATCCGATCTGCCAGTTTTGTTTATTCGAGACTTTTATGACAAAGAAGAATATTCTTTAATATTTGCAGAACTAGATTATCTATCTAAGATCGATAGATTTAAACATCCACAAGATCCTGGAGGTCCAGGAACAGCTATATCAAATGGCACACCATTAAAAGTTGGTAGGGGATTACATTTAGATGTAGTTTATGAAGACAGAAGTTTTTCGGATATTTTAAAACTAAATCGAAAATTATTTGATAAAAATTTAACTAGGACAATGGAAGGATATCATCCTTTTTTTAGATATCTGAATAGATCCAGTAAGGATAGCACAAAACTACACTACTTTGAGGATGGAGATCATTATAAATCTCATATAGATGATTGTGTTATTACTGCGGTATCGTGGTTTTATAAACAACCAAAATCATTTACTGGTGGTGATATAATCCTAGAAAACAAGGTCAAATTCCCATGTCTAAATAACTCAGTGATAATATTTCCATCGATACTCTATCACGAAGTTACTGAAGTAGCAATGGAAGATCTCCCAGGAATGGGAAGATATTCAATGAGTCAATTTTTGTATATGTGATTATGAAGATAACGCAATTTGAAAACGACAAACCAATAACTAGATTTGCTCCAGTTTTTAATTACTATATCTACGAAGATAGTGTAGATGTAAAAAATTTAAAAGATCTTATCTTATCAAAAGAAAAGGATGTAGTTGATAATAATCCTTACAAGTCTGATTGGAATACTGGTCTTGGTTCTGATAGTATGACATCGAGATCTAATTGCTATAATGTTTTGAAATGGGATGACGCATTTTTTCTTAGAGAGATTATCAGGACAGCGCACGATAACTTTATTACCACATTAGAATATAATTGGGAAGACAAAATTTATGTTCAATGCTGGGCAAATGTTTTAAGAAATGAACAAAGAATAAAGCAACATCAACATTGGAATAGCAAATACACATATCTTGGTGGACATATTAGTTTGGATGATTACGAAACTAAAACCCACTATGTAGATCCATATACAAGAAAAGAATACATTTCAGAAAATAAAAAAGGAAATGTTGTGTTGTTTCCAAATTGGTTAGAGCACTACACTGATACTTATGAAGGAGATGATGTTCGCGTTACAATTGCATTTGATATTATTACACAAACTGTGTATGATGAAGATATCTTTGACAACATGAAAGATCATTGGGTGCAATTATGAATGTCAGACAAGTAGAAGAAGCCATCAACTGGGTGACTAGAGACACTCCCATCATGTTTGATGTTACTGTCACTACACCACCTAAAGATCTTATTCGTCAGAGAGCACAAGATAATTTCAATAGAGGAAAACCAAACTCATTGGATAAAGATTACTACCTCTCTGATGAGTGTAAGTCTGTAATCGTATGGAACGTCTTCAGTGATGTTGCATACGATTATTATTATAAG